TGGCAAAATGGATCGATCGCCCAGCCTGTCTAAAAGATGGCGCGTCAATCGCCACCGCCCCGGCCGCTGCGCCAACCCCACCGCCAGCACCAGTAGCAACCGCCCCGGCAGCCGTGCCGCCAGGCGAAGGCGATGATTTATTCTAATCAGATTTGTCGGCGTTCCTCCCCGCCGCCAAAGCCCAGCATCAGCGTTTCTCTTCCCCGCATGATCCTGGGTAAACTTCCCGGCCGTTGTCCTCCCCAATGGCCGGGCTTTTTCCCAAGCCGCCGCAATGCGGTTTTGGAAAAAGGGCAAGAAAGAGTACCAATGTTAGCAGTGAAAACAGAAATAAGGACGCATCTCGACACCCTGACAAAAAGATGGGGCGAGTTGATTGAGCCAGCGCAATTTGAGGTGCGCTGCTTGGAGCAAGACAGTAAATTTCCGACCTGGGCATTCTTTACGCCGGGCCAAATCGATGAAGCCGTTGACTACGTGGAAAGCCAAAATTCCGCCAAAAATAATTGCTACGTCACGGTCAATCCAATTCGGATCCAAAGGGTTGGCAAGGCGTCAAGTAGCGCTGACGTGATGGCCGCATTTTTCGCATTCGCAGACGCCGACGATGAAGCCGGAATGAACAACATCAGATCATTCGCCGGGCCGCAACCCAGCATGACTGTCAAGACGGGATCGACGCCACACTTGCGTGGCCATGCGTACTGGGAACTAGATGAGCCAGTATATAATCTGATGGCCTGGACCGATCTGCAAAAGGCCATCCTGCGATCGCTGAAAACTGATCAAGCCATCCACAATCCCGACCGCATTATGCGGATTGGCGGCACGGTCGCATGGCCGGATGAAAAGAAACGCCAGCGCGGCTACATCCCCGAAGTCAGCCAGATAAAAACAACATTCCAATCTGATCGCGACCCAGTGCCATTTGACCGCATGTATCAGGTCTTCAGAGCGGCTGAGACGCCACACACAGCCGCATTAGACATCGATCTGGGTTCACAGCCATTGGACAGGGAAAGGGCGCGCATACAGGCGCTCAGTGGCAGCGAATGGAACCTGGCAGTCTTCACGCTGGTCGGCTCATACGTGCGGCAGGGATTAACCGATGCAGAAATCCAAAGCCTCACCGCGCCGTTAACACTGCCCGGTTACACGGTCGAAGATACCGCCGCCGAAGTGTGGGACATGATCAGACGCACCAGAACCAAATTCGAAGCGCCGGAACAGCCGCAACCGCTCACCCCGGTCGAGGCGTCAGCGCTACCGCCGCTGGCATTCAAAGCGTGGCAGCAAAAAGACCTGACGCTCATTCCGAGCCCGACATTTGTTTACTCAGATTTTTACGCCCTCGGATATACAAGCCTGACCGTGGCGCCGCCCAAGGTCGGGAAAAGTATGCTGGCGCTGGCTGAAGCGATCGATATAGCAACCGGGCAAGGCATTCTGACAGGCTACACCAGGGAGCCGCTGCGCGTCCTTTACTACAATGCAGAAGACGATCAGGACGTATTGGATGCCAGGGTCTCAGCGCTGCTAACGCACTACCAAATTGAACAGGAAAACATCGTCGGCAATCTATACGCCGTCAGTGGCATCAGCCATGACGATTTCTTTCTAATCGGCGGCGTCGATGGAACAATAAACGAAACGCTATTCGCGCAGCTAGAAACATTCATCACCACCAACAAAATCGACGTGGTCATATTCGATCCGCTGCAAGATCTGTCACGCTCACCAGAGACAAACGAAATATTCAGAGCCATCGGCCAGCGGATCCGATTAATGGCCACAACAACCCAAACCGCGCTGCATCTTGTCCACCATACAAGAAAGATCCAGCAAGGCGTGACGGCCAGCATAGACGATGCCAGAGGCGGTTCAGCGCTGCGCGGTACGTCCAGGTTCAACCGCATCCTAATCAGCATGTCCGAAGACGAAGGTGTTAAAGCCGGGATCGAAAACCACAGATTTTATTTCCGCATCGCTGACGCCGAAAGCAACCTGGCTCCACCCAGTGCATCGGTCAACCAATGGTTCGAAAAGGTGTCGGTCATAACGCCATCCGGCCAGAGCGTTGGCGCAGTCACCAAATGGCAGTGGCCCGACGCATTCGATGGGATCAGCAAACAGGACGCCAGTGACGTGAGAACAGCCATAGCCGCTATGGCCGCCAACCCGCCATCAAACAGTTCCAAGTCAGCGACATGGGCCGGGTACACGATCGCTGAAACACTCAACATAGATCCAACCGATGAGGCCAGCAAACAACGCATAAAAGAAATGTTAAATTACTGGATCAAAACAGACGTGCTGGCCGTCCAAGATTACGTGGACCGACAAAAAGGCCGCACCAAAAAGGTGGTCATCGCCGGACCAAATAACCCCAACTCAACAAACCAAGGATAAGACAATGGCAGCATATGCATACAGATCCAAAAGCGGATTGCAGGAAACGCAATTTATAGGCCTTCGCACAGCAATTGGTGGTGCATTAGAAATGATAAAAATTAACGCAATCGTCAGGATCATTGAAAGCACTGAATACAGCTACCACGGCGTGGCAGATGATGAGCCAGCAATAGCCAAGAGCGTGATAAATGTTCTCTTCAATGACGGCAAACGCGGCACTTACGACGGTGAGATTGCAGACGTGGCTAGCGCTCTGGGCATCCAATTATTTGACTGAAAAGGTTTCCACCATGACACATAAAGAGCAAATGACAAGAGGCATATTGGCCGCCCTGGATGCCATGCCCAAGCGCATGAGAGGCTGTGATATGGCGCACCTATTTGCGCAATTCATCATCACCTATGACATGGAACCAGACACCGCTGACATCGCCATAGAGACCGCAAAACTCGTCCAGATGTACGTCGATGAATGCTCCAATGAGGATCTGCAAACGGTCTCAGCCATCAGAGACGCAGACCAGTTTCTTGCCAGAATACAGGCCGAGACACGGGCATGATTTCCCCAATAACCCCAGTAATCCCCAATAATCCCCAACGTCTCAACAATGGGCAAAAGTTACCCCAATAATCTCCCCAATAAATATGGCCCCCTAAAGGGGCCAATCTACTGGGGGATTGGGGAACCAGAGGCAGATGGGGATTTAACGCAAATACGCTTCCCCAATAACCAACCAACCAAACCACGAAGGATCGAACCGATGACAAACCAAGATGAATTGAAACTGGCACACTCTGGCGCCTGGACCGATGATGAGATTAAGCGATTAGAAAACATGGTTGCCTCTGGCTTCACCAATGAACTTATCGCCAAGGCGCTGGGCCGGAGACTGCAACCCGTGGCAACGCGAGTGCATCATCTGAAGAAACGCAAGGCCGATGAGATGGCCAGGGCGCGCCGCGTGTGGACAGATGATGAGGTTGCCACGTTGGAAAGGATGCTTGAGGCCAAGGCAAGCCGCAAGGAAATTGCGGTCATACTGAAACGGTCGGTGAAAGGAATTGATCAACGAACTACAAAGTTGCGAAAGGCAAAGGCGACGGCAGACGCCAAGCCGCAAAAGATATTCACCAAGCCAATGCCACAGCCGCCAGAGATCAAGCCGATCACGCTGACGCCGGAACAACGCGCATGGTCCAAGCAGGAGCCAACGTCGCATCGCAATGCCGCATGGGCAGCCGTGGCAGTCGCGGCGGCGCTCGGTGGTTTCATCCTGGGTGGATTGGTGCAGTGAAGCGAGGCGCAAGCAAAACGCCACGCCGGGGCAGAAAGGGTGACAGCATCATCAGCCCCGGCGCGACCAAGGAACAGATCATGGTCGATATGGCCGTGGTCGCTTTCGACCGCACGGCGCTTGATATGGATCGAAAGTGGGGCATCGATCGGCTGGTGGATCTGGTGACGCCGGACATGGCGATCAAGTACGGCCAGGCGTTGGCGCGGATGAACGAGGCCGTCAGTGATGGCAGCGATCCTACGCTTGCACAGAGGCGTGCGAACGACTGCGTGAGGGGTATGTTAGCAATGGACCGAGTTGCCACTGAGAACGGCGCTCAGAGGGCGTCAGAGGCATACTGGGAGGTGATGGTGGATGACATCAAGCTAGGCATCATGGCAGACAGTGCAAGCTGGCAGGAAATACAGGATCAGCGGCCGGATCTCACGCTGGTCAGTTTGCGCGAAGTGGCGCTGGCATACAGGCACTATTCCAAGACCGCATTGGACACGATGGTCGAGGCCAAGACGCACTTTCCTGGCGCTGAGGTGAGCGCGGTCAGGGCGCAGTCAATTGATGATCCGATACCCTTCTGACCAGGACAACGCACCTACGGCCGCCGATCTCGCATATCCGCGAGGGTTTTCGGCGCCCAAAACCGCACCAAAGTCATGACGATAGACCTTGTAACCCAATGATATCAATGGGTTGCGGGATCTTACTGCAAAAAGGCTGCAAAACCAGGGCAAATCGGCCAAAATACCCCCCCCCGCCCGGCGGCCGACCCCGCCCCCCGGCTGGGCTAGTCGAGACATCCACACCGCCACAAAATTTTATCAGCCAAAAAGTTGGTGCGTAAATCCGCATTTCGGCACCAACATCCGCAAAGATTGTTTGTTATTAACATCAAACAACTTTATATAGTTAAACTATAAAGCCTAACACTGAAAACAAACGATTTTTTCGTCAATTGCGAATAACCCAAAATAGTTTTTCGCAAACAATGCCACGCCGCCACAACCGTGCTAACGTCAAACGGTAATCGCACATTACACGCCAAGTATGGCCACGGACCTCGCGCTGCTTTGGTGGCGCGGGGATTTTTTTACGGCATCAACTGCATTCCCGAAAATATCTGCCTAATTTGCGACCAGGTTAATGGCCGGGGCTGCATGGATGTATGGACGTTATATTTTTTGGTCACGTTTGTTACGGGTCAAAGTTTGTTGATGGAGAATATCGACGTGTTTGAGACTGAGTCTGATTGCATGGCGGCTGGCGCCGTGAAAAGCGAGAGCGTTACGATCAATTTGGTGAACATTTATGGCATCCCGGCGCAGGGGTTTTATTATTGTTCAGTAGATGGGTTAGAGGTTTAGATGCCTGGTCAGCCGAAGACACGCGCCGCGATAAAAAAGATTGAGAGCCTTGGCGGCATTGATTGGTTTATTGAGCGGATAGCTGGCGGCGATACTGTTCGCAGCATGTCGAAGGAATTAAAATTTTCTGAGCATATAATTTACAAGTGGTTGCATCAGGATCCAGAGCGCAGCGGGTTGGTGAAGGCGGCGCGTAAGATTGCAGCCGAGCGCCTTGCAGACGAAGCGTTGGATCTGGCTGATAATGTCGAGACTGACACCACCGCGATCGCGAAAGTCAGAGAGCAAATCAGTGTCAGGAAGTGGCGCGCGGCGGCGTTTGATCCTGGCACCTGGGCTACGAATAAGCCGCAGATGGCGGTTCAGGTTAATGTTGGCGCGCAGCATTTGGATGCATTGCGTAAGATCAATGTTGAGGTTGGCGATGGCTAAGTGGGATTGGAACCGTGGCCCGTATGATTTGATCGACAAAGAGACGGCCGCGCAGTTGCACCAGGAGAACATCACATTGCGGCACCGCGCGTTTACGGCTGCCAAGTCGGAGCGCAATAAGATCGCGGATTGGCTGTGCAAGTGCGGTCTGGATGATTTAGGGGCCGAGGTGCGGGATGGTTGATTTCGACCGCCCGGTGGTATTTGCGGCTGACTGTACGCCTTGCTCTGATTGCGGTGAGCCTGTTTGTCCTACGTGCGCTGATCATTACGCTGATTGCGCTTGTCCTGGGCCTGACAGTGAGCCTGAGACTACGCATCAGATGTATTATTCCAAGTGGTCTTGGGGCGCTGGCGAAAACCGGGGCGATCGCCAATGACTGACGCCAATCATTTCGTTGAGTTTTTGCGGCGGTATCGCAGTGACCCGGTTTTGTTTGTCAAAGAGGTTTTCGGCGTGACGCCGGATCCTTGGCAGGGCGAGATGATGGAAGCGGTGGCATCTGGCACACGTAAAATCAGCGTTAAATCTGGACACGGCGTTGGCAAATCGAGTGCATCGTCTTGGATGATGTTGTGGTATTTGCTGACCCGGTATCCTGTCAAAGTTGTGGTAACGGCCCCAACAAGCGCACAACTTTACGACGCTTTATTTGCTGAATGCAGACGGTGGGTAAATGAGATGCCGGAGCAATTGAAAGCGCTGTTGGTGGTTAAGAGCGATCGCATCGAATTGGCGGCCGCACCAGCCGAGGCGTTTATCAGTTGCCGGGTTAGCCGGGTTGAGACCCCAGAGGCTTTGCAAGGGATCCACAGCGACAATGTTTTGCTGGTTGCCGATGAGGCGTCAGGTGTGCCGGAGGCCGTGTTTATAGCCTCATCAGGGTCCATGTCGGGAAAGTCGGCCACTACGTTATTGCTTGGCAACCCAACGCGCGGCAGCGGCTATTTTTTTGACACGCACAACAAGTTGAAGGGCGATTGGTGGACCAGGACGGTTGATTGCGAGGAAAGTCCCAGGGTTTCGAAAGAATACGTTGAGGAAATGCGCAAGCGCTTTGGTGAAGATAGCAACGATTGGCTTGTGCGGGTAAAGGGTGAATTTCCTGTATCGGATGATGATACGGTTATTCCCTGGCATTTGGTGAATGGCGCGATGGATCGCAAAATTCCTGACCGTGAGGACGGCGAGGCGGTTTGGGGTTTAGACGTGTCGCGTTATGGCGATGATAAAAGCGCATTGTGCAAGCGCGTTGGCCGTGTGGTCACTGAAGTACAGACCTGGCAGAAATTGGATTTGATGCAATTGTGTGGGGTTGTGAAGGCCGAATATGACGCCTTGCCGCCGAGCCGACAGCCTCGGTCAATCATCATCGACAGCGTGGCGCTGGGCAGTGGTGTTTTGGATAGATTGCAAGAGTTAA